ACTATGCTGTGGGGACGCCACTATCGTGCGGTTCCCAACAATGTAATTAGCAGTTGGTCGAACAAAGAAACGCCAGGCACCTGGACCCTGCAAACCAAATCAGCAACAAAGATGCGCACTGGTTTGACTCCACAAGATTTGATCGGTACAGATAAAAAGTTCTCCGGTATAGAAGAAATCATGTCTCGAGTTACCATGCGCATGTCAGATAAAACAATATTGGATGGATTTTCGCAACTGATAGCTGGGTCCCTGCCAGTGTTCCGGGATCAGGCAAGCAACATGGAAGCCATACGTGATTATTTGGGTGAGATCATGCAGCCCATTGCCTTGATTCAAGGCATGGTCAAGGGAGATGCAGACAAAGCTCGAGAAGAGTGTTTGGGCATGGACTGGAACCAGTGTAGTGTAGTTTGGCCACAATCCAAAAATACCAATTTGATTGACAGTGTGTTTATTGCACCACGCGGCAACACCCTGGGTATCAGCAGCAAGGGTAACAAAGGGGCCAATGCCAGTAGTGGCAACATCTGGAGTGCCATTGAAAAGGCACGCAGGTCGGGAAAAACAGACCTCATGGACAACTACACCAATGTGGTTGAAATCATTGAAATAATCAACGGCAATAGTGCCGTTGAAGGACCTATAAAACTGGGTCAAAGATTCGGCATGTGTGATGATGCTCTTGCCACCGAAATACGCCGTTTGGTCACAGTGGATCAAGCAGATGTCAGCAAGCTCAGCACTGCGGCGCAGAAATTGTTTAATGAATACGGCAGCCGGCCAGAAGTGTCAGGATATCGTTTTGGATATGTGCTGTTGGCAAACTTAGCCAAGAAAGTCAGTGCTCATGTGAATCAAGTTCCAGAATTTGGCGAAGGATGCTTGGCATTCTTGAACCAAGCCAGCATCTTGCAAGTTTACACCACGGCAAAGGTAGTAAAGAATGATGTTCACATCACAGGCTTCAAGAGCATCTACCCAGCGACATTTGATGGCTCGGTGTATTTGGACGCCGGTAAAAACTACTGTAGCAACAGAGTATCCGGCAAGATCAGCTTTAAGTATGGAGTCAACAAACCCGCTGTGGATGAGAAGCCCGCCTATGCAGATTTCAGTTTGTAATGTAGTGAAATAGGAACAGCTTATGAAAATATCAGAAATACTTGCTCCTGCATTACAAGAAGGGGGATGGAGTGATGTTGTTACACAGGGCACTATAATAACACCGCAAGTGGTTCGCCAGGCATTGGCTGTGGTGAAAAAGTTTACAGAGGATTTTAATCGTTGGTTGGCAAGCCACAGCCAACCCACTGTGGAAATGGGCCACCCCTTGGGCAGCACAGCCTGGCATGGCCGAGATGCAGCCGATGCCACATACGGGGATATTGATTTGCAAATGATTGCACCTGTGCAGGATAATAGCCAATCTGTGAGCCAGTTGGCCAGCCAATGGAACACCATGGCTGATAAATTTATTGCGGAAACACAACCCAGTTACGTTTATGATCAAGGCAAGCCCAGTGCTGGGCATATTATATTTCAGATATCAGCTGATCAGTATGTGCAAGTAGACATGATTTGGACGCCGGCCGCCCTGGCTAACTGGGCAAGATATCGCATGACTCCGGCTCACAAGGTAAAAGGCGCCATGTATGGCAACCTGTTTAGCACCCTGGGTGAAATCATGCACATCAGCATCCAAAGCAGCGGTGCTCAAATCAAAGTCAAAGATGGCGAGGCTGTGCCGTTTGCCAAAAGTCGCAAGTATGACACGCTGGAAATGCTGAGCAGTGACATTGAAAGATTTGGTCTGGATATTCTTGTGGAACTCTACAAGAAGATATATCCCCAGCAAGATGTCAAAAAAATTGTTGTTGATCCTCTACTGCAATCCAACCCTGGCATAGATCCTGAAAACATCACAGCACAGCGTTTGGTCGATGTAATCAAAGGGCTGGCACGCAGCTTCCAAGCAAACCGCATGTATGGGCATTTCAATCTCCGTCACATTAAAGATTACGCCGAATTCATTGCAGAGTTCAAAAAACACTACCTGGCTAAACTGGATGTTGCTGTGAACAGCACTAAATTTGACAAAGCAGCCAGCCCCGAGGCACAAGCCAAAGCCGAGGAAACCAAAAACAAAATGATCAACCATGGCACAGCCATCATGAAAATGTTTTAGCACTCAGAGCATCTATAAATACACACGCATACACAAGGATTCAATATGGCAAAGCTCAGCCTGTGGCGTGGTTTAGGCACAAAGGGAAAGGACTACCAATTCACCGACAAGATAATTGCACAGCAATATCAAGTGGGCGGGGTGGAGTTCTATGTCCACAAGTATCTGGGACCCGATCTCAATGCCAGCACAAATAGCTCAGTGAGCTTGGATATGTCGGGCGACGATCCGTTTGGCATGACCATCCAAGACGTAGTCAACATGGAAATACGCGACAGAAAATATGACCCTGACGTGTGGAGCCTGCGCGGGCACTATCAAATAAGCGACAGCGAGTTTGACCTACGGCAGTTTGGTCTATTTCTCAGTAATGACACGTTGTTTATAACTTTTCATCTCAACACCATGGTGGAACGCTTTGGTCGACGCATCACAGCAGGCGACGTTATTGAAGTTCTCAATCAACGAGATGACCTAGTTACAGGAACGGTTGCTGCTATCAGCAAGTATTATGTTGTGCAGGAAGGTACACGTCCAGCGGAAGGATATGGCCCAAGTTGGTGGCCCCATCTGTGGCGTGTAAAATGCAATCCCATAACAGACACACAAGAGTATAAAGATATTATGAATGCGCCCATACTAGACAGTTTGGGTAACCAAGTCCTTGACAACAGTGGCAACGTTGCCACTGTGGGCAGTGAACTCAGCACGCGCGGTGCTGAACTGGCAATAAACGACCAAATCCTGAATTTGGCCACTGCTGCTGTGCCCTGGAGAAATCTACAAGGAGCTCAGTTCTATGTGCTGCAAGGTGATTTGGACGCGCCTGTTACCATCTGGGCTGGTGATGGTATTCCTCCCAACCAAAGTAAGCCTGTGGACCAAGGCATAACCTGGCCCAGCATGCCCAAACAGGGCGACTACTTCCTGAGAATCGACTACTCCCCGGCTTTGCTTTATAAGAGAACTACAGACCGTTGGGTGAGAACAGAAGCAAATTGGAGAGCGCCGTGGCTGCCTGCAAACCGCTTGCTTGCCACATTCATTAATAATGACGCCATAACCACATTGACAGATGGCACTCAACAGCCTGAGAAACAAAACCTCCGAGATGTGATTCCATCACGCTTGGATCCTGACATAATATAACAAGGAAATATCAACATGATAACACAAGAACAACTGGCGGCATGTATTCCCGGTCACAACATTGGTGAATGGTATGACATGATTGTTGCATACATGGAGAAATTTGAAATCACCACCCCTAACCGCATGGCTGCGTTCCTGGCACAGTGTGGACATGAGAGCGGAGACTTGCGTGAAATACAAGAGGACCTGTTCTACAGTGCCAAAGGTCTGCGTGGTGTATTTCCACACTATTTCCCCACTGACGAAATGGCGTTGGAGTATCAAAAGCAACCTGAAAAGATTGCCAACCGTGTGTATGGAAACCGCATGGGCAACGGTCCAGAAGAAACAGGCGACGGATATCGCTATCACGGGCGCGGCTTGATCCAACTCACCGGCAAAGACAACTATCGCCAATGCAGTCAAGATGTGTTTGGCGATGACCGTTTGGTGGAAAATCCCGACATGTTGGCACAGCCAGAAGGTGCTGTGGCCAGTGCATGTTGGTATTGGACCAAGCATCATTGCAATGATGCTGCGGACGCAGGAGACATTGTGCATCTGACCAAGCTGATTAATGGCGGAACCATTGGACTAGAAGACCGCACCAAGCGCACACATCATTGTTATGCGGTAATCACACAGTAACATGGAATATTTCTACAGCGGCCAAATACGTAACTATCGATTGCAAATTATCCGTGCCTTTAGTAACTTTTACATCAAGTATGGCACCGGTGAACTAGTTCGTGTGCCCTGTAGATATGGCGACCCAAGTCGTATTGCCGAGAACGTAGTGAGAGGGGGCAGTGAAAACAAAGTATTGAGCTGCCCCTTTATCACATGTTATATAACCGGCATCACCATGAACAGTTCTCGGCGACAAGATCCTACCTTTGTGGACAGGATTCAAGTAAACGAGCGAAATTATGATGCCGAAACACAACAGTATGGCAATGACATTGGAAACCGATACACCGTGCAGCGTTATATGCCTGTGCCCTACGACATCACAGTGCAAGTGGACATCTGGACCAATAACTTGGATCAGAAAGAACAGCTCGCTGAACAAATCTTGGTGTTGTATAATCCCAGCATTGACATTCAAACCAGTGTAAACCCCTTGGATTGGAGTGTATTGAGCTTGTTGGAGATGCAGGATAGCATCACCTGGACCAGTCGTAGCATTCCGCAGGGCACGGACAACCCCATAGATGTAATGTCCATGACATTCAAGGTTCCGGTGTGGATAAACCCACCAGCCAAAGTAAAACGTCAGGCCATTATAAACGAAATCATTACCAACATTGTTGATGTCACAGAAAGTCAAGATGTGCAAAATACCAACTGGGAAAGCGGAGAATTTTTGACACGCATCTTTACCGAGCCCGGCGATCACGGCATCAACGTCATCAGTGAGACAGGACAGATCAAACTGCAACTGACCACAGCAGCAGGGCAGTTGACCGATCCAGACCAAAATGCCACTGTGTTGTGGGGCACGGCCAATCCTGTGCTCACTGATGGGGATCAATTCACCTGGAATGGTCACGAATGCACAGTGACCAACAGCAATGTTGCTGTGGCAACCGCAGGTTTCAACGCTCAAACTCCCGACGGTTACACCTGCATGTTGTTCAACGGCAGTCAACCACAGTTTGTCAACTACACCAACCTCAACATGACATTCACAGAAATAACACCTGGGGTCCTGAGTAGTTTGGGACTGCCTGCCAGCTACCCCGGCGGAAACTTTGCATGGTGGCGTTTGTTGCAGGCATATGGAAACTTCAAGAGCTATTCACAATACAACACAGCAGGCAGCAAACTGAAAGTTCGCCTGAGTGATGATGTATCAGCGAGCGGTGTTGGTGTTGTGGGATACCTGGACTACGATGTCAACAACCAAAATCAAATGATCTGGCGCATCGATACTGCCTCTATACCCGGCATGCAGATTGCCAATATTGATGCAGTGGTGAATCCCGAGAAAACCGGGCCCGGTGCTGGCCTTGCTGCCGCTGCAACTGGACAGAGATATTTGCTCACAGCCGACATGGCTCAAGACAATGTGTCTTGGGGCACACTGGCAGCACCGGCTGATTGCATTGTGGAATATGATGGCGGTGTGTGGTTCGTAGCCTGGAATCCCGCGGAAAACCAAAACACCACGCAATGGGTTTTCAACGAATACAGCAGCAAGTATTTGCAGTGGTCAAATAATCAGTGGCAAAATTTCCTCAGTGGCTTGTATAGGCCCGGACAATGGAGTCTCAGCATCTGATAGCTAAATATCACCAGGAGATACAACATGGCCGGTGTACTAAGAGTTGAATTGATTGAACAAGTCAAGCGCATGCTGGGTAGCAGCATGATTGAACGTGAATTGGAAGCAGAAGATTACGAGCTCGCAGCCACACTGGCTTTTGAACGTTATGAACAGATAGCCGGCAATGCACAGGAAGAAGCCTACATCTTCCTGGAATTGGTCAACGAGGAAAGCGTGTATTTCTTGCCACCGGAAATCATCAGTGTGAGACAGATATTCCGCCGAGGATTAGGTGAAACCAATGGCGGCACCAGCATAGATCCCTTTAGTTTGGCCTATACCAATTTGTATTTGTTGCAAGCAGGCGCGGGCGGCGGATACACAGCGGGACTATTGACCTACGAACTGTTCAACGACTACATCAAACTGGCAGGGCGCATGTTTGGCGCTTATATTCAATTTACCTTCAACAACGTCACCAAGAAACTGCAAATCATACGCAAGCCCACCGGCGGCGAGCCCGTGTTGCTGTGGGTCTACAAGAAGCGCAGTGAGGATGAATTGTTGCAGGACACGTTTATTAAGCCCTGGATACGCAGCTACACCCTGGCCTGGGCCAAGCAGATGCTGGGTGAAAGTTATGAAAAATATGCACAGATCATTGGGCCTCAGGGCGGTACAACACTGAATGGCGCAGCACTGAAAGCAGATGCCAAGGAAAGCATGGAAAAGCTGGAACAGCAACTTAGACTATACGAAGATAATTCAATGCCTCTTGGAGTTCTGATAGGATAGGTTCTATCGTTGATTCTCTTTGCAGTTATCGAAGTGCCATCGTTTCATCACACCTGACCCTCCCTGTTTATGGCAATGCGGACATGTAATAATTGGTTGTTTATTTGTTTTTTGACTAATAGTTTTGCAGTTGTCAAAATGATATCGTTTCATATTAGTCGATCCTCCAGATTTGTTACAATGTGGGCACGTTATTTCACCTCCAAGGAAATGATGCGTTCCGTCTGCAACTCGTTGCTTTTGACGCGCCCTGACAACTTCACCATTTCCTAACCAAGGGTGTGAACCATCAGCCACTTTTGCGTGCATGGGATTTCGTTCTCCGAGAAAATGGTGAGTTCCTTCTCTCACCCTGCGGCAGCTTACGCCATCCTCGCCTTGGAATGCATGTTTCCCTTCTGCAACTAATTGACGATTAGTTTCTCTTTGTATTTCTCCACCAACAAACGGATGAGTCCCGTTTGCCACCCTATTGAGTTGATTATCACTTTGCCATTTTGAACTGGTAAAGTGATGATCTCCGTTTGCCACTCTTTTTTGTTGCGCTTTTCTTGATAACTCATATCTCTCTTCAGGGGATAATCCCAACCGTAGGGAAATCAATTGGCATGCCAGCCAATCTTGTTGGGCGTAATGTATATCAAAGTGTTCCTGTAGAGATACAGCTTTGAGATTTGTAATATCGTTGTTTGAGTGATTTCCGTCTATATGGTGTATGTCGTATGTACGACCGGCCTCGTCTTTTGGTATCGAACCGTGATATTGCTCGTAGATTTGGCGATAAGTATTCATGCTGATGCTCCTTGTAAGCGTTAGAATGGTTGGGGATTGCCGTCCCGCGAACCATATTTATGCCTCTAGGGGTCATCGTTGGATAAAAGTTGACATACCGTGTCACTGTGCTATTGTTGTGAAAATATCCCAAGGAACACGCAGTGACAGATTTGGCAGTATATGTTTTGGTGCGTAACGATCTACCCAGTATGAATCCCGGGAAGGCGATGAGTCAGTGCCACCACGCCGGCGTGCAAATGATGGGTAGGTATGGCAATCACGCCCTGGTGAAAGAATACATCAGTGCTGGCATGGCACAAGGTGCCAATTGGTTCAACACCACTTTGGTTTTGACAGCTAATGAAAAAGAAATTGGGGACACCGTTATGAACATTGCACGTNTTGACGGTGTGCTGTGTGGTGAGGTAGTTGATCCCAGTTATCCGTTTGCAGCAGATGGCGAGATTGCCCGTCTTTTGGAGAAAAATCCCAAGATCACTCGTGTCAAGACGTTTGATAATGGCATGGTGTTATTGACTCGTGAAGAGCTAACTTGTGTTTGGTTCTTGGTTGATCGCGACAATACCGAGCTGGGAGATTTATTTGCCCGGTTCAGCTTGCATCCCTAGGATGCAAGCACTTTCTCTACTTTGTCGTATAGATCCGTCAGTGTGCCATTGTTCCAGATAACATTGTAGTCTCTCACTCCCAGCCATTCATACTCACTGGGATGAACGTCGCTCCTGATCGTCATGTTCAGTGGATGGGCAATAGCATCCTGTGCCCATGAGGGTTCAGGATCTCTTCTTACCCAAATAAAATCTGCCCCCAGGTCAGCAAGCATATGCACTTCATTGGGGAAGCGCACGTCTGTAATCACAACAGATCCTGTGCATTGTGAAATCTTGCGTTCCAGGCCAGCCATCCAGATGTCGTCAAAGAATTGGCGTCGCATCACCTCAGTTCCTAGGTGCTGTAGCACCCACCGCGGGGACACATCTCTCTGCATCTTGAGACTCCAAAAATCATCACGTTGTTCTCGCCACGTA